GGTTTACCAAAACGAACTGCTAAAGCGGCTTCTGAATCAATCAGAATACGCTTATTAACTGGTCCCCATCTGAACAACCCGGCCATAGCGCCTTCGGTCGTAGAAACGGCAGGGACAACAGTAGTCAGGTCAATTTCAGAAACATTTACGCCTGGACTTACTTGAAATGGCATATGAATCTCCCTTCGAGGTTGTATTTATAACTAAGAAACTTAAATTTATTTATAAAATCAGAGAAGTCGTTAACTTGCCATCCACCTATCGAAGGACATATTTTCCAAGTCTTCTACCCTGCTTGCGGGAATTTGTAGATTTCCATCTTCAATCATGCCAAAAGGCAGCATCTCTTCTTCAATACGCTTTAGATTTTCTGTGAAAAGATCGCGGCGAACATCACTATTACTTATCTCTTTAAAATAATTCTGAGTTGCAAGCCATGCAAACAGAACTAATCCCATAGTCAAGTCATCATGCCCCTCCTCGGCCTCGTAAGAGGTACCGTTATAGGAGAATCTCATCAATTCATCTATCGTCTCGTAGTCGTTAATTATTACTTTATCACTCTCTACCAAGTTCTTCAGGTTCATACAGCCCACTCTCTTGGTAGACTTTGTGGTGCGGATGCCTAGCTTGGAGCCTGGGGCGAAACCAGCTGATAACTCAACAGTGTTATTATGATTGCTAATGGTTTTTAAAACCCCTTCGTATTCTAAATCGTATGCTAACATGTCAGCAATTTGCCCACCTATGTCGTTAGTTTCAACTAATATGATGGCGTGATTATAATACTTTGCAGTCTCACAAATAATGGTTGGATATAGCATTACGGCTATAGTATTGTTTAGGTATCGAGCAACCTGGGTATAAGGTGATTTAGATACATCCATTACCTGGAAGGCAGAATAATCATTTCCACCCCCTCTCGCCGTATCTACCGTGATTGCGTATATCTTATCCTTAACTGGCTCCTCATATACCTTTAAATGTTCGGTCTGTCTAATAGGATCGTTATATACGAGTCTACTTAACTTAGCCGCCGATATTAATGTATCAGTTGAACCAATAAATTCACATTCATATTCTACTCTGAATTGTTCTTCAGATGTATTACGAATGGTTTCATCTTTCCATTTTTCATCCCTACCCGGTACTTTACTCCAGTGAACATCGACTCTCTTATAATCGTTTTGCCCTCTTTCAGAGTTTGCCCATATTCTATAGAATTGGTTTAATCCGTTAGGTGTAGATGTAATTAGTACTTTAGTTGTTTTACCAGAAGAAATGGTAGGATAAACTGAGGCAAAGAATGACTCTTGTAAGTTGTTAGGAACGAAAGCAAATTCATCCAAGTATACCAAGTTCTGTGAGGTACCACGAATGGCAGAAGAAGAGGTGGCAGAGGCAATAATAGTTGAGCCATTTTCTAACTCAACCGATTTTTTATTCCACTCAACAATACCTTGTTGAAGCCACTTAGGAAGATGTTCGTATGCCAGTTGTACTCTGGATAAAATTTCAATGGCCTGGGCCTCTTTATGGGCAAGTAAGGCTACAGAATAATTTTCATGAAATAAAACATACCAAAGTAATAATGCGGCAATAGTAGTTGTTTTACCAACCTGTCGAGGCATCTTACAAATAACGAAACGATTATTGACGGCTGTATCAACCATCTCCTTTTGGAAATCATACATGCCAAAAGGAATAAGCCCCAGATCTACGTTGACGATCTTAATGTAGGTGGTAATGAAGTATATCGGATCACGCGCACACTTAAGATACTCCTGGACTTGGTCTTGGGACCAGGCTATGGCTACATTTGACTTCTTAAGGTTTCTATTACCTTGATAATTTTCAGACGTTGCCATTGGACTTAATCAGCCTTTGTAATTCGGCTGTACTTCCTACGAATAGATTATTATTAATGGTCTTTGGATGACCAATTTCACCTGAAATGTCCATCTTCTTTTTGGTTAACTCAAGTAGCTTCTCGTTAGCATTGGTAACGGAGTCTAGGAGCTTGGCTGCAACCTCATAACTTCTTGGGTGCTGGGACATGCCTGCAAGTTCTATTATACCATTCAACGCCTCTTGACCTTTTTCAATAGCACTGATCATATTGCCTCGGGCATACTCATAGTCTGACTCAATCTGGGGTATCTCTTGTACCTCAGCCGTCGGCAATTCAACATGGGTCAGCCCTAGGGCCTTGCTAATTACATCATCCATTTTTCTCAATCGTGTCCTTGGTTATAATATAAGCCCAGTCATCGGACTCTACAATCTGCTTTCTATCTATAGAAAGAGAAGAATTGGTGGTTGGAGAACCATTAGCCGTCAGTCCTGGTATGATTGTAATATTATCATATGTAGGGGTTGCGGTAAGGTCAGAGTAAAAATTAGTATTAGCCAATGTAATAATTTCTGAAGAACGAACTCTACCAAACATATAACCTTTCATTACAAAGTTTAATGTCCATACTATGATTCTTCTCTCCTCTACCCCACCCTCGTAACTATCCTCAGAATTAACACTCTGAATAACGACAGGGATGTCCATCTTTATACCTAATTCAGGTATCAGATTTATGGTAGCCGTCCAGTCAGGTGTGAAGAAAGGAAGTATTTGTTCTAATACCCTTGTACCATCTTCGGCATATTTGGTATAGACATATAATGAAAAATTAATATCATAAGGTACTGGATTGTAGGCGTACTGCACCTTTTCAGAATTGGCATCATCTACCTTAACACAGTGTTTTCTAACTGTGTTTAATTTTCTTTCTGCAGCATAAGTCATACCGGTCATTTCAAAGGAAATAACAGGTGAAAGAACCTCAAAGGGTCTATTTAGTTTAGGGTCTGAGTTTAATCTTGCCATACCTTTATTTTTAGGGCCATAAGTTATGGGCACCTTTAGGGTCTGAATATCGTTATTTTCTAAATCGGTTCTATTAATGTAGATATCATTAAATAGGGTACCGAATAAAGACACATATTTTCTTAGTGTCTTATGGTAGTAGGTTTGGCCGAACATTAATAAACTCCCTCACTGAATGGATTGAGTTCACTGAAGTCAATAAAGCCATCGGACTCACTTTGAATGCTTTCACTATCCCCTACCTCCAAGTACTGCTCAATAAGAAGACGTCTACCTTCCTCGTCTGTTAGATACTCATCATATATGAACTCAGTCTTAATTGAGAAGTCGGTAATAGCGGTGGAGAAGTTAAGATCGGTAAGATAGTTCTTAGTATACAAACTATCAATATTAGTAATACCGGTATCAAATGTCTCACTACCATATTCAAATAATTCACATATAAGATCATAAGTCTGTAAGGCACCCATTTGATAGAATACCGCCTCGTGTTCAACAAACTTAATTTCAAAGATCTTATTGTTGAGTGGGAAGAATATTAAATCTCCTTCCTGCGGTCTTTGGATGCTTTCCAAACTACCAATCTCATCATTAAATACACGACGTGAGATGGTAAGGGTGATTCTGTCCCTTATCTCTAAACCAAACTTAGAAATAAAGTCTCCATCACCATCAAACCCATCAACATTCTTAATGTACATGTCGACAAAGTAGTATCTAGAGAATACCGATAGGGTATCTTCCCCATATAGTGAATCAAATGCTGTTTGGGTTCTTGGAAGATAATACAAGTCGATACCATAGATGCGGATGCTTTCTAGCACCAGATCTTCAATGAGAATCTGTTCTTGGCTGGACTGAAAATTATTAAAGAATACTGATGTTGACATGTTATCCCACCATATCGGCTACTGGTAGGCTGTAGCTAGAAATCATCTCAGTTTCTAATTTCTCTATGTCCCGTTGTGCATCATCCAGTATCTTTTCACCGTTAAATTGCACGCCACCGGGCAATACCATACCAGTAAACTTGGTCAGGTTGGTACCCCATTGGTATTTAATTTTAGCCGAGGCATAGGCCTGCAGCCAACGATCGCCCCAGGCATCGGTATAAACATCTGGATTAATTACCTCATATGCCTCAATCAAGACGAATTCACCCGTCTGGATAGAATTCCAATCCATATCGATATAACACTTATCGGTATGGCGGTTATATCTGATAGGCTGTTTACCAACGAGCATTTCCGAAATCGTTGCCAATTGCTGCATGACCATAAAATATGGTACCATACTAACGGACGTAAGTGTATACAGATCGTTTAAGGCGATCTGGTATCGAATATTGAACAGGTCATCAGAACGTATAGACGGATCGGCTATAGAGAATACTCTAATGGCACCGATAATGTTTTCCGGCAGCGTGATATATTTGTTGACTTTATCGGCATCAGTAACGGCATGCTTATAGTAAATCTTTTCCGATCCATCAAAGTGATAGTCGTAATAATACTTTAAAGCCTCGTCTATGCGATCATCTACTTGATCATC